GGGGGAGGGGGGGGGGGGGGGGGGGGGGGGGGGGGGGGGGGGTGGAAATGACGGAAGGAGAAGAGAAATCAGTGTTTTTTTAGTACTGGTAGAGTTGATCCACCAAAATGAGCACAGTCCAGTCCGCTCCATTCAAATCGACAAGATCCCCCATATCGTCAAAAAGGCGCATTCGCATACGCGAAATAGTGACGGGACCAAAATAAGAGCGTTTGTTGTCCTGTATCGATCCACCGAACTCGGTATACACGTCCCCCAATTGCGAATTACCACCCAATTTGATGGGAATTACGGCTAGCGTGTCGGTATGTTTTGAGAATTTGGGGCGGTAATCGACTGATTGTGCATTGTTCTTTAAAATTTCATTGATGCTATAAATTTGGGCAAATGTGAGATTGCGTGGGGATTGGGCAGTAATGAGAGGGACCCCTCGATAAGACGGATTGTGGGTGGATTTGGCAAGATGAGTGGCAGAATTGGCGGGAGCATCAAAAGGATGAGAGGTGCAATGATTTGGAGTTGCACCCAATCGCTGCAGTAAGTCGGGGGAGTAATAGCTGGGCAGTTTGAGTTTACTGTCGTGACGGTGAATTCCGATTACGTCGACATTCAGTCGATTCGATTGGAAGTCGTCAAGACAGATCATGATACTTTTGGTTCCGTAGAGGTCGCCAACACTTTGGGCCGTGACTACATCCGCTGGATCGTTGGTCGTCGGGTCGTACAGATAGGCGGAGAAGACCCGAAAGCCCAAGACCCACCCCAAAGTCGTATTAACATAGGCTTGCTGCTTGGAACTTCCTGTATTGTTGTTTTCGCATGCTTTGAAGCTGGTTGGACTCATAAACAAAGAATTGTTGCTGAGATCGATGGCCGCATTGTCCGTTCCATCCAAAAAACGGAAACTGGCGGCACTATTGATCTTCACGAAGGCTGCGGTAGACTCTTGCTGGGTGGGGTCAAAAAAGACGAGTTGGGAAGTGGCATCGAATTCGATCGATCTGAGAAGACCTGTTTCGGGAGGGGGAGTAAATTTGCATTTAAACAAGCAAAACGAAAACAATCCCGTTCCTTGATTGTATTGGATCATGGGGGCAGTCGGAGTTTTGGGAGCAGTAATGCCAGCATCCGTGAGAGATTTTTGAATGGCGGCGACAATGGTCGTTACATTATAATTCAAAAAAGGGATGCTAATGGTGATGCTGATTTTGTGAGGAACTTTGATGACAAAAGAATTGTTTTGTTTTGTGGAATTGATGTTATACCAAGTCACTGGGAAGGCGACGGAGTAAATGCGCATAGAAAGAACATTGAGGAGCGGTTCGGTGAGTTCAAAAACAAAATCGTTGGACGTTTGACCGCTTGTGCTGAAATCGCGGTAGGCACTATTGATATGAAGCATGCGAGTAATTGTGTTGGTAAGTGTGGGGTTGAGTTTATCGGGTGCGACAGGTTTCACGTAGAGATTCGGACTTTGTTCATGCGGAACATTGGCGTCGGTTTTGGGGGAGAGGTCTTTGTCGGACATTTTTGATGATTCCTTTTCGGGGTTGTCGTTATTGTCGAAACCTTCCCGAAGGGGTTGGAGATTGTCGGCATCTTCGTCAAACTTCTCCTCTTGCCCGTCTCTGTCTACCTCTACCTCTACCTCTCCTTCTTCCTCTGCCTCTTCCTCTTCCTCTTGGGCGACTGGGCCACCTTCGAGAAAATCCAGGACAAGATCCCTCAAATCTTGGAAAAAGAGGACTTTTTGGGCGGCCAATACACGTTTCACAGGATCGTGCAAAGTAGTCGACGACGAAGGATGTCCCCGTTTTGTAAGGTCAATATGTTGCTGGGTTAATTCGTAAATGGCGGGGATAGTAATGCGAGGATCATTTTCGTCATTGAATCCCAAAATTTGAAACAATTCTGTAATGGAATAATTATTGGCGTTGGGATCGAAGGGGGTGGGATGGTCCGAGGGGGCGTAGTCGGCCATGAACTCTTGATTAAAATAAAAATCGTTTTAGAAGTTCTTTCCTTTGTTTTTTCTTTTTTGTTTTTTCTTTTTGTTTTTTCATTTCTCAAAAAATGTTTTTTTAAAATCTTCTTTCAAAAAAGTTTTTGGAAATAAGATTTGGAAATATGAAAATGAAAATGAAAATGAAAACTTTCTACAAAAAAATTTTGTTTTACAATAATTGTATTTGACGAAGGCGTCGGAGTCGGCGATGAGGAGGCATCTGACTTTCTTCATCCTCTGGACTTCCGTGCATGAGGCGATGGCTTCCGTGATAGTATGGAAGGCGCGGAATGGAGAGAAGGAGGACGGAAGAGATAGGATGGGGTGGTAGCAAACGGTCGAATACTTGCCCCCACAACGGCAAATCTCCCCAACGATTTTTGTAAATGAGAGCCCCTTGATTTACGCGAAACGACTGGACAAAATCCATGACAAGAGGAATTTCGCGAAGACGTTGTACATTGAGAAACAAAACGTTGGAATAAGGACCTCGTATTTTTGAGGGAGGGCGAAGCGATGGTTGTTCTTTAAGGAAGGCGGAGACGTAGGCGGAGAGCCCATCGACCACAAACGACGGTTCCACCGCCCATTTGCCGAAGATGGCAAGGCGATCTCGGAGGAGAGCGAATCCCTGGGGAATAGGAAATTCCACCAGACAATCTTCATCTATGCGCAAGATCTCATCATAGCTTTGGACGCATTCCCAAAAATCGACAAACCAAAAGTGGCACATATGTCGATATGAAGTGGGCCAGGCATTTGTAGCTGGTAGAAAAGGGCGATGAGCGTCGCCTTTCCTGACATTGTCGAAAGCGATAGACGAAACGTCGACAAATGTGAGGGGCAAGTGAGGGGATTTTTGTTGGATGTAGGATTGATGATGGGGTGGGATATTGCCCTCGTGAAAAATGAGAAAGTCATATTCTGTGCGCGCAGAAGAGTGGCAGTGGCGAGAAATGGATTGATTTCGGCTAATCAGTGATGAATATTCACGAAGTGTTGGGTATCCGCGGGTCAAACAAACGACGGCTCGTCGAATGGAATCCATCGATGTGCGGAGGATGGGGGGGGGATGCGGAGGATGTGGGGAGGAGAGGTAAATTGTCAAAAGTCGTGGGCATATACCTTTACACGACACTTTTTTCTTCAAATAGAATTTAAACTTTCGATTGATTCTTTACCTTTCAAAAACGATCTATTCTCAAATACGAAACATTTTGAAGAAAAAAATTTTCATTTGCATTCATCATAATTTGATTTTTGTCAAAAAAAACGTTTTGCAAGTGTTTCTTTGCTGGGTTGTTTCGAATCTATACGTAGGACTTTGGATGTCTCATTTATATCATATCAGTGGTAGTGGAGGCAGTGGTGTAGGCGGTGGCGGCGGTGGCCGAGGGAGAAGTCTTCATGCGTACTTGTATTTTTCATCTTCTCCCTCCGCCAGAATAAGCGACAGCCATTTGTTTACAGGCGAAAGAAGAGCCAATATTTTGACTATAGGGTCGAATCAGGAAGCCGACGCAGATCGAGATACCCGATGGAGAGGTCAGAATACAATGACGGGATCGCGCGATTGGAGATTTCACAACGAAACTCGTGGCCGTTTGTTGGCATCCGCACCACCTTTATCGTCTCCTCGGAGCGGACCAGAAAACGAAGATGACCAGGATGATGTTCATAGCGAGATGTCAAGCGAAAGTCTTCCAGCACTTGTCCATGAACAACAACAACAACACGAAATGGATGAGGATAGCGAGGACGATGAAATGCCTCCCTTGTCGGAGTCCCCCGAGTCGTCCCCGAATCTACACGCCCCCCCTCCGTCTCGTCGAATGACGAGCAGCTCAACTCCCTCCCGATCTGCCTCATCGACATCCAGTGTTACTACGACGAGCAACGATTTTCGTAATTTTTTTATGACTCGTCATATCCAGGAAATTTCTGTGCGCGACGAAATTATGACAGGGGGCGAGCTTTTCGATTTGGTCACCAATGACCTTTTGGATGGGGGGCGGTTTGGTCGAGGAACTACAGGCCTTGGTGATTTCATTTTGAATATGGCGTTGCGAGACTCTTTGAACTCTTATCGACCACCCGAAAAGCTGAAACTAACCCTTGCGGAATGTGCACAAGCGCTTCCTGGTCGATTGTATAGTGACGTAGCCAATCCAGACGTCAAAAACAAGCTTTGTCCTATCATGCAAGTGGATTTTGACGCGACCTCGGAGGTCACAGAGATGAAGTGTTGTGGGCAACTCTGTTTCAAAGAAAGCGTATGGAAATGGTTGTCTGAGGTGCAAAATTCGTGCCCTTTGTGTCGACAAGAAGTAGAAATGACGGCTGCCAGGGTAGCAGACGAGGCGATGGGGACTAGCAGCCCCCAACACGATAATGGGGAAGAAACCGAAAACGAGTCGCCCAATATTCAGATTCATATTACATCCAACATGTATACTTTTCACCACGTTTAAGGAGCTTGTATTTTGTTCATTGTAAATTTTTTAAAAAAGAAAGAGGTGAAAAAAGGTGGAAAAAAGTGAAGAAAGAAAAAAACAAAAGTGAATGGATTTTTATGACGACGAACAAAATGGGGGCAAACGAATCGAAGATTTTTCTATTTTTGATTTTGAGTTGGACGACTATGCCTATATGGATGAAGACGAAGACAGTCATGCAGAGGCGGATGGTATAGCGGATTTGCCGACCCTTCCAGATTTGGTCGAAGACGAAGACGAAGACAAAGACAAAGGCGAGGACGAAGGCAAAGGCGACGACAAAGACAAAGGCGAAGACGAAGACAAAGACAAAGGCGGAGAGACGATCGAGGGCGGCGAAAACGAAAAGGCGAACAATGGAGCAAACGAGTTTTGGAAAGCCCAACCCATACAATTCGTCTCGTTTAAAATTCTTTATGTCGAGCGGCAAGAAAAAAATGTTCAATTTCAGAGAAAGAAGCTACTACGATTGACAACGACGAATATAATCACGGATGAAGAAATGGTGGCTATGGTAGAGGACGCTCGACTCGGAAAACAACCTTCGGAAACAGACTATGTATTCCATTCTCTTTTGGTACCGCAACAAGACGGAACTCTCCGAAAACATTCCATTTTGTGTCCAATCGAATTTCCTTCCGAGGGAGTCTCTCTCCATCTCCATCCTATTGTCTCGGAGCTTGTTTTGATAATGAAAGAACGACCGCCTTTGTATTTGCGAGAATGGGCCAAGCGGCGCGAACGAAAGAACGGGCGAGGAACTAAATGTCGTCGATGTTGAAATCCATCGATGGACCGTCTTCTTCCCCAGGAATGGTCTGCGGAGCGACGGTGGAGGAGGAAGAGGAGGTAGAGGAAGAGGCGGCCTTTTTCATGAGTTTGGCATATGTCTCATCGCCGTCATCGTCAATGAAATCTACTCCACAATCGTAGTCCGCTTCGGTAGTGCCCTTGCCTCCTCCACCCCCTGCTCCTCCTGCCGCGCCCATTTTTTCAACCAGGGAACGATAAATGTCTTCGGAATATTCACGAATGACACGTTTGTCTTGGTCGGAATAAACCAACAATAGGTCGCAATTAGGCAATTTCTGCGGTTTCGCTGAGGAGGAGGAAGAGGAAGAGAAGGAAGCGTTTTGCACAGGAGCTGTCTCATAGTCTCGTAAGCCGACCAGTACCCATGAGAAAACGGTGACAATATTGTCTCGTTTTCTACGTCCCGAGAATTTTCCGCGAATATGACATTGACGTCGAACACCGTCATGACACTCGACAAGACAAAGCCCTCCACCAAACAATTTTGTGACAACCGCGTAGATTTCGGCGGGATCGGTGGCAAGATAAGTCTTTTGTTCCGTGGCTTCTTTGTTATGTTTGCGGGCAAGTCCTTTGTGACCACATCCACCTTTTGTATTCTTGACCATTTGAGGTGATTAGGGAGGGGGGAGGGAGCGGAATGGGGGGGGGGATGGAGGATGGAGGATGGAGGATGCGACGGATGGAGGTGGGATGAAGATCTAGATGAAAAATAATGAGAATCGGAATGCCATCATTTTTATGCATTTTTTACTTTGTCTTTATTTACTTTTTCTTTTACTTTGATAAAGGGAGGCTAAGGTGAAACAAACATGGTAATTTCCCATGGCTAATGACGGGTTTCTGCGACGATGTCCATTTCTACGATGAAGCGGGTAGATTGGCCAAAAGGGAGGCGGGGGTCCGTAAATACCAGGCGGGTGGGGTTAGGTACGTCACGCGGGGAGTCGCCACCGTGGTACAATTATTGCATGAACCAGGGGCTCCCGTCGCCATATTCGACGTGGCATCGGCTGGACTAGTCGTGGCAAAAGGAAACGGTTTCATGGGACCGATGCAGTCCTGTGCCAAGGTACACTTTTGCAAAATGCGGTAAATTTGCTCACTGCTATCAAGCGTATAGCGTGTTTGTTTAAAATAGCCTCGACCTGGATTGTTGACGTGAAAAGAACTCTTCCACCAATCGGTTGGACACAAACACAAAATGTTATTTTGGAATTTATCTTCCTCGTTAATATCCCACTGGGTGACTCCTTTGCGCCACAAATCGATAATGTACGCGCCTTGACTGCTGTTGTCGGAGAGACTTCCATTGGGGTAGTTTGGCTGAACCCAATAGCATGGATATTTCCCATGAAAGAGGTTCGGGTAGCGATGCTGAAGCATGCCATACGTAGAAACCACAGAAGGTTTGACATAGTACGGCTGAATTCCGCGAACAGCGCTCTTGGCCAAATTCATGTTGAGAAGAGGATCGGATTGCTTGTAGGTGGAGCAGCATCCACCATATCCCTTTGCGTAAACACCATAAAATGGAGTTCCACTTTTGCTCATGGCCATACTCTGGCCGATGTACCCTCCGCTGCGGGAACCTCCGTTGATGGAAAACCCACTCTGTCCTGCATGAACGTTATAGAGAGAGTGATTGGCATTTGCATTACAAAACGAGACAGGGGATACCCACATCCCTCCAGGCTGACTTCCCGATTGTTTTGGGGAAAATTTGCACAATTGCCCTCGAGATCCAGAGGTAATGATTCCTTTCTTTTTCAAGGTTTGAATGCTCATTTGTTTTGTTTTGCGAGCTAAGTTGAGGAGAGGGAGGGGGGGGGGCAAGGATTTGGGCGGAGAGGGAAGAAAACTTTTTTTTTTCGGGCAGACCTTGTTTGGAAAGGCGCATTATATTATTTTTGTTGTCAAGGAAGCGGTCATACACAAGAGTCGCACATGATGGGGTCCTGGAACTGAAGATCATCATCTTCGGTCTGATGATCCTTGTCTTTTTCTTTTTGAGTGGGGTCTGGTGACGAAAGAATAGAGGAGAGGAGGGCGGTGGCGGCCGCGACAGCTGAAGGAGGTTCGCTTGGGGTGGGGGGTGGTTGTTGCGGTTGTGGTTGCGGTTGCGGTTGCGGTTGCTGGGACAGGCTGTGGGTCACTCCATCAAAATCCATTTCATCCGTCGATGGCAAAAACGGAGATGTCGGATGACAAGGCATATCTTCGTATCCATTAAGGTCGGGGGTGATCATGTCGCAATCAACTAAAGTCATCTGATCCCGAATTTTTTTCTCCAAAACACCGCTATTTTCATACAGGTTTTTGTAATTACTGAGACAACTGTCCAAATAGGAGGTGGCATCAATATTTCGGTGGTCGCGATTCAACGACAAGGTTTTGAAGATGTCGACGCTGAGCAAATAATATTCTTTGCTGACTTCAATCTCTATGGTCATTTGCTTTTCGATCTGCAAATAGAGTTCCGTGCTGGTAATGATGGTAGTGATAAGAGAAATGACACATGTTATAAGCGAAATTTTTTTTTGTTCGAGATAGGATTGCAATCCGATGGATGCAACTGCATTAATACTGCTAAGAATGATACAGGGTAGACGAAAATATTTTAACCAAGATTGCAGAGAAAAATAGTGCTTTTTATGGTGTTCCGACAAAATGATACTGTTTTGGCGGATTTTGTCAAGTATGATTTCGACATCTTCGGACCAATCATTTTCGTTGCTAGTTGCGTTGGTCGTAGTCGACGCAGTTGACGTTGAGCCTGTAATATGACTTTTGGGCTTGAAGGCTTTGACATTGAGATTTTTGTTGGTTTGTTGTAATGAAGGGGGCAAATCAAAATACTTTTTTGTGTCGGGATCCCGAAATACAAAATTAAACATGCGGGTGGAAAGTGGAGGGTGGGGGGAGGGGTGGAGAAGAAGGGGGGAGGGTACAGGGAGTTGACACTGTCTTTGAAGTGGAATATATTATAGTCTTGAAAAAACATGAGACCACAATTTTACATGGAAGAGGCCATCATCGAGAAGAAAAAAACAATATAAAGACCAGAATTGTCAGAGAGTTACAAATTTTCCAAAAATGAAAAAAGTTTTGTTGAAAAATGATGTTGTGGCTAAAGATTCCACCCAATATCTCTTAGAGAATGGAATCAGTGATGCAGGATCGAAAGAAAAAGGGGGGCGTATAGCGGAACAATTAAGCCATCCGTGGTTCTTTTTTGTTCCTGTGGCCAAGATTATCTCTAAGGAGCCAGGTAGACGAGTGATTGAACGACCCTTGGATGAAATTGTTGCAGGATCGGAGACGAAAAGCCATAAACGGTGGCTAGATCATTATTTTCGCGCTGCATCCAAATAGATTCCAAATTTCAAAAAAAAACATTTTGTTTTAAAAAAAATATATATTCCGTTGATTCATTCTGGACTTGCCGCGAAAATGGAACTTGTATTGTTCATTTTGAAAAATTGTCCCTACTGCAAAAAAGCGATGCAAACAGTACGCTCGCAGAGGCTTCGGCATCGGGAAATAATTGTCCCCAATACGGAAGAGGCCAAAGGAAAAGTGAAGCGGCAAAATCGAATGATGACTTTCCCACAAATATTTTTGCAAGTTTCTGCAGATCGTCGATTAAAAATAGGAGGATCCGATGATTTGGAGGCGCTCCTGATGGCTGCAAAGGGCGGTAAAGAGACTGTTGGCATTTCCCCAACCCTTTTATCCCAGTTCCGAAAACTTTTGTGAAGACGGAAAGATCTTGCGTCTATATTTGCTATAGTTTTGTGCATGAAAACGACCAAAACTTGAATATTTTTGAATTTTTCCCGTCTCCAAAAAAAAAGTTTGGAAAGAATAAAGCTCTTCTTCCCCCCAAACCCCCTCCACTTTCAATGAGTTCTATTCAGGAAAAATTGCAGCAAATACGGATGATGAGAGGAAAGGCGCAAGTTCCATCGGATCAGCTTCCTCCTCCGACCCAATATTCTACAGCTACTGGCGGAGCGGGAGCGGGAGCGGGAGCGGGAGCGGGAGCGGGAGCGGGAGCAGGAGCAGGATACGCACCTGCCTTGAACATGATGGCCAATCATAATAATTTGGCCTGGCAAGAGAAACAAGATCGAATTCATCAACAAGAACGTCCTCTAACACATGACGATATTTTGCGTTCTTTGAATATGTCCATCGTCAATGGAAGATTGCAAATTGTCCGAGATGTCAAGGAAGAAAACCGACGTATTGGTCGTACGCCCGCCGCTCCTTTAGCGAGTGCTTCTGCAGCGATGACTTGTGATCCTCCGCCTCCTTCTCCTGTAATTTCTCCAGAGCTTATCCGAAAACAAAAAATGGAGGCATACTTGCAAATGTTGCAGGAACGGCGGCGCGTTGCGGAAGCCAAAAGCACTCGCATGAGTTTTTCGACTCAGGGAGGTAGTAGTTTGGGAGAACATACAGGGATGGGAGGAATCGGGTCAAGCGTGACCAGGGTTATGAATATGCATGCTCGGTAACGAGATTGTTTCTGAAGAAAAAAAAAGAAATAATAATCTTGTCGAACTACAGAAAACAAAACAAAAAGGTATTCCTCCCGCCCACCCTCCTCTCCCCCTCCCCCATCCCAAATTACTATCATCAAGGTATTCATGACACAACCTTCGAATGCAAATATGGCTGCGTTTGCTTTTGCGTCCTGCACAGGAGATTGTCCTGCTGCAGCCATTCGAGCGTCTCTTTCTTCGGGAGTCTTTTGCTCTTGCTACGCCAATTGTCGAGCGGGGCGTTGCAATATGAATTTGGCGGCGCAAGACGGTGCATCTCGTTACCAACGGTTGCGGCTCATCCAAAACACGGTGAGAGTTCCTGAGAGTTTGTATGCGAACGACAAGGCTGCATTGGCCGTCTATCAACCTCCTTTGTCGGCGTTTCAAAACGTGAATTGGAATCAGATGAGCGATCGTGCTGCACCGCATGTACAGACCGTCGTAACAGCGAGCGGGAGTCAATATCATGGAAGTAGTCTTCGGCGGTCCTTGGTAAGACCGCGACCTGGAGCCATGTCTCCTGGGGGTGTGGGGGTCGACATCAAGCACAATTCCTATGCCCGCTACTTGCTGCGTCTGAAAGGAGGAGGACCGTGTCAGAGTCAAACGATTCCACCCACGTTTGGAAAAGTTCCTATCGTGTTTAATCCCGCTGTCCCCATCTATGGCGGGAAAACCGTTAAGACAAGTATTGCTGGGTCTGGTTGGGGAGCGCCATCAAACCCATGCAACTGCCCATAAAAAAAAAGAAGTTTTATGCTTAGAAAGAATTAAAAAAGCACAAAAAAGCAAAAAAAAAGAATTCTAAAAATTTTTTCCATCAAAACAAAAAATCCATCGCATCTCTCTTTTTTTGTTTTGTACGAGAATCGAAACAAACATTTCTCATGAGTAGTGGGTATGAAGCCAATGAAGGATTGATTTCTGGAGGATTTGCTGTATCTCCTACCGTAGCAGCAGGAAGAGGAGGCATGAGTTCTGCTGTCGCCTATTCGACATTGAATAATGTGATTCCATATGCGAATTTCCGCAATTCAACAATGACGATGTGTTTTACGTACAATCATTCGAATAAATATTATCACAAGGGACAAGATCTAGGAATGGTGGGGACAACCGCGGCTAGTTTTTTGGCTTCTCGAAAAAGAATCTAATTGTCGTGGGCATTTGGATGTAGACGAAATTTTGTTTTTAAAAATGAAAAAAAAGATGAATTTTCTATCCAAAGTTTTGAAATGGAAGAAATCATTATTTGAAAAGTTCACAAAATCAAAAAAGAAAAGAAAAGAAATAAAATGGCCGACTGGATGTTGAGTTTTGAAATATGTAATTTGGGGGCTTATGTAACGGTGATGACGATTAAAGAAGCATTAGAGACGTTCCTGGAAATTGGGGAAGCCGAAGAAATTTATCTGTTTGGCGGAGTGAGCCCGCAGGCGACTGTTTTTATGCGGACGATATATGACTCTCATATGGGACGAAAGACGTGCCGTCAGATTCGAAAGGCGATTTCGTTTCGAGTCTTTTACAACGAGTCACCCAAAATTATGTGGAAATTTATTCCAAATCATGTATCGATTGCAGATGTTCGCAAGAAACATCAAAAATGGAGGGCTCAAGAACAACACACTCTTTTGTCGGGTGGTCCGCCGCCCACTCAAGATTTGGTTTTCTTTCCATCCTTGAAAAAGAGTGACGATAAGGCTGACGAAGCTGTCGAAACGACGCGACCTGGCGAAAGTGATCAACCTGTTATTGCTTATCCCATCCAGCAATATTCGTATCCATCTCCGCAACCCTATTTGTATCAGCAATTGTATCCGTCCCCATACCCGTACCCGTATCCGTATCCGTACCCGTATCCGCATTCTTATGGGACGTACTCATCTGCGGAACCCGACGTGAGCGCAGGCATGGTTCCGATGTATCCTGTGTGGCCGTATGTTCATTACGACAACCCGTCTTCTCCTTGCGTGTACTACGGCCCCCCTCCATTATCGTCTGCTCCACATGCGAATTACTCGTCTGGATCTTCGGTGTCTCTCAATACAGAATCGTCGTCGTCCACCTCATCTTCAGAGTCGTCATTGGATTCAGGTCTGACGGCATTGTCGTCATCGTCATCGTCTTGTGATTGCTCTTCTTCATCGTCGTCGTCATTGTCATTGTCATCGTCATCGTCATCGTCATCGTTTTCGTGTTCTAGCTGAATTTTTATTTTGTCTTTTTTCTTTCGTGTGTCGGTATCTTCATCGGTGTCGTTGTCGTCGTTGTCGTCGTTGTCGTCGTTGTCCTCATCGTCGTCTTGGGATTGCTTTGAACCAAAAGAGAAAAAACTGTCGGCAAGCGAAGGTGATTCTTTGGTCTTGCTGTCTTGTTTAGAGCGTCTAGGTTTGGATTTGATTGTTTCTTCCATCACTGACCCTTCTTGATCTGACTCATCGCTTTCATCGTCATCTTTATCATTGTCATCATCTCCATCGCTGTCATCATTAGCCGTTGGACGCAGTCGTCTGGATCCTTTAGGTCGTCGTTTTGATCGTCTGGATTTCAAGACCATGGGCTTTTCTACGTCATCTTCGTCGTCTTCCTCGTCGACCGTTCCATCCCTTCCGTAACGTTCTTTTCTTCTTCTTCCACCTGCTCCTCCTCCTCCCCGTTGCGGTTCGTCGTCGTCGTTTTCTTCTTCTTCAGAATTGTCCGAATCCGATTCGTTGTCATCGTTTTCTTCGTCATCTTCTTTCGATGGAGTGGGACGAATCCATTGCAAGATGGGATCCAAAACAGAGGTGGCTGATTTCTTTTTCAATTTCTTGGCTTTTGATTTGCGCTTTTTGGCTCCTTCTGCTTCCGAGTCAGAGGATTCCGACTCCGAAAGATCTGAAGTTTTGTCGGAAGATGTGGAGGAGGAGGAGGCTGTGGCGGCTACATAAAGAGACCCAGCTACGACAGGGACTGCGACTAGAGCAGAGAGCACCAACGGAGACACCCCAAGATCTTTGGAGAATGAAGTGACCGAGTCCCGAAGAGACGAAGAAAATGATGCTGTTGCGGAAAGATTGGTTATGGATGTCGGTGGGGCAGTAGTGGGAGGAGATGACGATGCTGTTGAATCGGCCATTTATATTTTATTTTTGGGAGTTGGTTTGGGGGGAGGTATAGGGGGGGGGGAGGGGGGAGGGAGGGATGGAAAAAGAGCTGAGAATAGGAAAAAAAGGTTAGATTAGTCGGCTTAAAAATAACGCGCCCGTACTAACGCAATTTGTTTTTTTCATTATTTTTATCTCTTCGATTTGTTTTCGTTTCCCCTCCCCCCCCCCAGCTCCCAAAACAAAAACAAAAACAAAATTCCATGAATACATCCTCGCCCTTGCGCAACAACAAAAACATTCTTCTGGAGTCCTCTATGGACAATGCGCGATCCATCGATCGTCGCTATTCATTTTTGGGAGGCGATGGAGTTGGTGGAGGGGGTGGTGGGGATGCAAGAGGGACTCCAGGGGCTGGTATTGTTGGAGGAAGTGGCAATATCCAACAGGCTTCCATGAGTGTCCAAACCATGATGGGGAATTTGGGCATGGGAGCCGACGGATTTTCTCCTGCTCCTCAACCTCCTTATGCTCATCCTTTCCAATCTCGCCGACCGTCTTTATATTTGGATTCTGTTCCCAATTTCAATCCGACCGACCCCACCGTGATGAACCCCCTTAAGCGACGGACCTTGAAACAAACGTTGAATATTGATACGCGATTCCGTAATTTTTCGCCATCTTCCTTGTCCACCAATTTCCAATACGATTTGCCTCTTCGATTCTCCAAAGTTGTGCAAATGGAATTGACGGCCATGGAATTGCCAGGAGCCATGTACAATATTACTGCCTCCTCGGAAAACAATGCTTTTGTGCTGGGATTGTCAAGCAATGGAAACGCGTCGATGAATATATGGACCATCACCGTACCTGATGGCTACTATGATATTTATTCCCTGGTGGCAACAATTAATCAACAAATGGCCACCATCTCGGAATTAGCGGGGATCGTCACTTTGTTGCCTCCTCCTCCTCCTCCGTCAGGGTCGGCCCCCACCAGTTTGCCGACCAATCTGCGTGTAGAATTTCAATTAAACGCGGCGACTTCCGCGACAAATACCCTCGTATTGTTGTTTACTCCGACCGCCGTCTCTGCTTTTGCCAATGTAGAGGCCGTTCCTTTGACCGATGTATTAACGAGTTGGGGATTCGATAGCACAAGTGGGCCTTCGGGTACGCTGAATACGGCGATGGGGCTGGCCAACACATACGACATGCTTCCTTTTTCCTTGGGATGGATGTTGGGATTTCGGCAACAGCAATATTTGGTCACGGTCGGAACCACGGCAAATCCCGTCTTTTTAAAACCCGAAAGCCTGCCTGACGTTATCTACCCAAAATATGTCTTTTTGTCGGTGAATGACTTCAACAACAACGTTCCCAATGTTTTCACGACCTGTTTTAATGCGTCCTCGTCATCAGGCAAAAATGTGTTGGCGCGCATTACCTCTCCCACGGTGACATCCACATCGCTGATTCCGATGGAAAATCGCTTCTTTGGGATTGTGGGAACCGTGCGCGATTATTTTGGCCCTGTAGATATTTCCAAGCTCCATATCCAATTGCTGGATGAATATGGGCGTATATTAAATACCAATCCTTTTGATTATTCGTTTTGTTTGCAGCTGACGGTGGTTTATGATTTATAAAAATGGTTAGTGATATTTATGGTAATTATGACGCTTATGGTGATTATGTCGCTTATGGTGTTTCGGATGGGATGGGGGAGACAATGGCTGAATGGGTGCAGATGCGCATGAGGGAAACACGCAAGAAGGGCGCAAATAAAACGGAGCTACCGTTGTAAAGAGTTGCGGACGATTGATGCAAAAGGGGATACAGACAGAGGAGGCAGAAGAGGCCGAAGAAGACTTGGAGGAGGATGAGGAAGAGGAGGAGGAGGACGAAGAGGACGAGCTCGACGAAACAGATGAAGAATCAGAATCTCCGCAATAGGGTGGTTCATCGCACGGAGGGCATGGACGAACTTCCCATGGCCGAGGAGGAGGCAAAGGGGCTGGGTAGCAAAGCGACTTTGCGAAACGGGGATAGAGCGCGCGTCGGGCATTGGCATCGGCAACAAAAGCTTGGTTTGCGTTTCTCAGGCAAGGGGCGAAGGGTTCAGCATCGGGTCGAACGAGCAGGTCTGTGTTGCTGCTAATACAGGAAGAGGACGAAGAATTGTGGAAATAGACGGCAGATTTTGCGTCCGAAACAGAATCGGGGAAAGATCTCCAAGAAGCTTTGGGATCGATATAATTGTACCAATCTCGGTCGCGTTGCGCTTTGCTAATCATCAGCATATCTCCATGACTACGGAATTGCGAAATGCCATGAGAATACGAATCTGGGGCGTTCATATGAAACATTCCGTGGTAAGTTAACCCTCCTCCTCCTCCTCCTCTTCCTCCATGGGAACCGTTGCCCTCTCCGCAACTCGAACATCCTCGATGGCCACCAAAATAATTGGCGTAGGCATTGCCTGCATCTTGCCAGATGGTAGATCCTCGCTTGGATGATATATAGTCGTTTCCAGATTGGGACATTGATGAGTGGGTGGGGGGGGCGGGAGTGGGGGTTGGAGTGGGGGTGGTAGTGGGGGTTGGAGTGGGGGTGGGAGATGCGAGAAGAGGATGAGGAGAGTAAGGGGGGGGAAAACAAAATATTTTTATCTTGATATTAGCTTTAAATAAAATATCTAGCTTGAAAAAAAATTCATCTTGTAAAAAGGTTTTTTTGTTTTTTTTTGTGTCCGCCGCCCCCCCCCTTTCCATTTTCCTTTTCATCCATGGCATCGACAACGACAACCACTGGGGCACCTGCTTCCGCTCCAGGAACGGTGCCCATAGATTCACAAAGCCCTGTAGGAATTAGCAATTTGAGTCACTATCCCAATTTGAATTGGATAGAAGGTACTATGAATCCTTTTGTGGTGGCCTATTTGTGGAACTTGAAATTGCCGCAAGTCCCGCAGTATATATCCAACAATAACAAAACGACTCTTAATTATGTTTCATATATTCCGTCGGCAGGATCCAAACCGTCTTGTAAATGGCCCTCGGCAGCATTCAAAAATTTGTTTTTCCATAATCATGGAAATTTTCAAATGAATGCGTCGCAACGAAATTTTCGAGCCATGCATCTGAACGCACAGACGTACTCGACAACAGATTCGACAAGCAATAAATTTCATTTGGCGTCGACTTTATTGGCCCAATATTCGAGAGCATTAAGTGTGGACACGAATAGTTTGGATCTTCGAACTATCATGCGAAACTTGCGGGAATCGAACCATTATCAATGTTTGCTAGATTTTCAATCTTATCAACATTCGCATTCTTGGGACGAGGTCATTCGGGGTTTATTGGATGAGCGAACGATTATCCCGAAAACAAATGCAAAATCATCATCGGCCTTGGTCAGGCTCGATATCCATATCGATGTTTATTCTGAAGTCCTGCAAATTAATCATGTGGTCGTGATGCCCTTTTTGGTTGTTTTAGATGCCTATGAAAATGTAGGTGTGTCTGGAGGTAATTTCGCTGTTCCGATGCAAGCTTTAGGTAGTCTAATTGACAAAGGGAAATCGTTTCATAGCACTTGAGGATAAGAAAGGAGGAAGGAAAGGAGGAGGAGGAGGAGGAAGGAAAGGAAGAGAGAAAAAAAATATTGATGAATACTTATTACAAAAATCTTCGTCCTTCTCCTCCTTCTCCTCCTGCGTTCGTTTTTTTAGGAGCGTTGTTTTCGATTCTTTTTCTTTCTTTTTTTCATTCTTTACATACAACGCAAAAATGTCCAGTCTAACAACGTTTATCTATATCATGGTATTTTACGCCATCGTCTCGTACATTTTAGGGCCGCTCATCTTTTATTTCTTTTTAGGAAAATCATTGAAAATGGCAGGTCATGGATTCGTTGTTGGCAGTGTCTTGAGCATTTTGTTGTGGTATTTTTATGGAAGCAAAATGATTTGATGAACTTTCACAATTTAAATATAAAATGAATACGACGCTTTCTTCTCCTGAAAAAATGATGTATCTAGGAGCAGGGACTCATTTGGATCCCCTCTTGCACTTTCCCACGACAAAAGATTTTGTATTTGTTGATACGCAACCGAGATCAGAGTGGGATAATCGCCATGAGTTTGATCCAAGAATGTATCGTCCGAACTTTCTCTCAGAATTGACGGGGAAATGTTCCGCCATGGGTTTTCTCCACACGGCGACGTTGGAGTTGGATCGTGGATATTTTCTGCGCATTTTGACGACCGATCAACGGTGGGAATGGCGCGGTCGGGTGAAGGAAACGTTTCCCTTTTTGAATCCGACCTTGTTAACATTTTTCAACTCCAATACGCAACAGACATTGAAATATTACGTGTCTTTCAATATGGAGTTGAATATGCCGAATGCGTTACTGGCAGCGGACCTGAGAGCATGTGATAGCCTCATTATTTCGGGATACCATCCTCACGATTGCTTGAAGCAATATATTGCCCAGCCCCTGCGATTTTATGGATATTGTGGCACGGTCTTTTATATTCGACATGGCTCGGAGGACGACGACGGGACGAACACAATTATCAAATGGTTGTGCACGGCATCATTGGCAAGATTGCAAGAAGGGAGCCAGGAAGGGGACGACACCGAAAATGTAGAGTCGTTCTTTTCTCGGTATTTCTTGTGCGACTTCAGTGGAAATTTGACGGAATGCAAACATATTCTGGAACTTAGTGACAATGCCTATGCGTGGCATTTGCAGAACGATATTGGGAGTGACGATGACGATGACGACGACAACGAAAACGGAGAAGAAGACGACGACGAAGAACACGAAGAGCTCGGAGACGATGAAGATGATCGTCGAATTGAGTATGACTCGATCTATTCTCCTTGTGCATCTAGAGACGATGAAGATGATCGTCGAATTGAGTATGACTCGATCTATTCTTCTTTTGCATCTACAGACGATGATGACGATGACGATGACGATGACGATGACGATGACGATGACGATGACGATGACGATGACACGACGAACGGCGAGGAGCAATCATTCCTACAAAACAAATTATAATCACGCCTTTTGATACGTGTAAAAAAAAGAGTTTCGAATATATAGTTGTTTTTTGTTTTTTTTGACATACCCATTCTCAGTTTTATTTTGTACCCAATTCTTGCCATGTCGACCGCCGCAGGCATTTCGTCCACAGGCATTGTGTATTCTGATTCCGTCGCCGTTTCGACAACCGAAGTCTTTACCGCTGCATTGCCTCCATTGCAAGTTGCTGTGATGTACAATACCTATACAGTAACTGCTTTGGCTCCCATATCACCGCCTCCCCCAGCAACAACAATACCAGTACCAGCCGCAGTACCCGTACCAGCCCCTGCACCAGTTCCAGCCCCAGTACCAGCTCCTGCACCAGCTCCTGCACCAGCTCCTGCATCAACAACAACAACGTCATCGTCAAGTAGCACCACCACCATTATCACGACGAATCCCGATGGAACAACAACGACCACTATCACCACTACCCCTTCATCGACAGCAACGCCTTCGTCAACACCTTCCCCCATACCTACACCAGGAACTTCCATTTCTGCCGCACCAACGCAAATATTGAATGTCTTCGATTCCAGCTTCGCTCTCACGGATTGCGAATTTCGAAACTTGTTTTATCCCGTCAATGCCTATTTTTTCAGTCCGAACATTGCCATTTATGACGCAGCCGCCTTTCGTTTTAATGCCCAGACAGTGTCCCAGTCCCCCTCCACTAGCACGACAGATGTAAGTGGTGTCCTTGTTCCCACAGTACAAACATTTGACCTTTATAATTTTATTCTTTCGCAATTTTGTGCTTCCTACCCAATTGACGTAAATAGTGTACCGCCGCAAATAAAAATATTGTTGTATCGAGAATGTGCGCAAGTGCGCTCGTTGGCCCTGGTTCGAGGTCATACTATCGCCCTCAGTTGGGGGCAAGTCCTTTCATTTTATATTGACCAGGGGTATATCGTGAGCACGGGAATGTCGACAGAGCAGGTCGTTTTGCCGCTCCAAATTGTTTACAACAATACTTCCGCCATTTTGAATGGCTTTCAAACCAGGGTAATATTTCAGTACAATGTTACTGTTCAAGGGTACTACTTTACTACTCCATCGTAGAAGATTTTGCATTGTTTTTATACTTTATTTGTTTTTTTTTCAGCTTGTTTTTAAATATGTTGTTTTTTTTTAAAAAAAAAATACGCCTTGCCGCCGACGACTTAAAGAATGTTACCATCAGCCTCATCGGGGGACGGTTCGTGACTGTTTGTTACCATGTCCAATGGTGTTTTGGCAGCCTGAGGACCACGAACAAAGTTGCGGATGGAGACATGGAAAGGTTGATTTAAGATCACTGTGTGATCCAACACTTTCGAGTGAATATGATACTCATAATAGAGGACAACCTGTGACGGCGTCATCGGATCTACTGGATCTGGAAATTGAGCAGGATCAAAAGGCATAGGACCAGGAGCGATGCATTTGTCTACCAATAAAGAGCGCACGATTTCATCCCAGGTCAAGGTATCGGCAGAACCGCCCAAATTCAGAATGCATTCATATTTGTTGATCTCGCGTTGAAGCTGCATTCGAGTGAACGAATTGATAAGGTTAGGATTTTGCCGAGTTACGCGACAGTAATCAAAGAGAACAAGGTCGCAGAGGTTCACGGGATTTCCCGATTTTTCGGAAGTTGTGTAGGTATGGTTGTTGAAATGAAAAACGGACATGTTGCTCTGGGAGCTATTGATTCGGTAGTAGCCGTTCTTATAAAACAACAATTTGAAAAATTCACTGTCCCATGTTTCGGATGATGGGAGGAGAGCGAAAGAACTGTCCAATCCGTTGAACGGAAAGTGGTCAAGCGTAATTACACTTTTTTCAGGCGTTACAACGGGACCAGGTAAGTTGGGATCGTCCTTCTTGTTTTTGAAGATGCCGATACACAAGGGCGTCATGCCAATAATACTAGGACCGAAGTTTGGAAATTGAGACATATTTGAAGTGGTTGCTGCAACTACGGCATCGGAACTCATTTTACTTAAATGTTTTGTATCGACGGGGAAAGTTTTTTTTTAAAAGGAGGGGGTGGGGGAAAGGTATGGATCGAAAAGGTTGTAAAGATGGCTAGGGATAGAATGATTTTT